GAGAGTGCGGCCGTAGAGATGGAGGCGAAGAAACGGCCGCACTCTCCCGTGCTGCGATATTTGGTTGATGGAATGACTGACCACGATTACAGCCATCAAGATGGTGCGGATCATACATGATTACTGGCGCGATCAAGGCTACAGCAGCCTTGAGATCACCGTCGTCGAGCGCGAGATATGCAGCAACCTCGTGCTCGGCGTTCCGCCGGGACGCCCGACCAGCGTCAGCAGAATGCCGAGCGTCGTGCGTTACGGCTGGCCGGAAACAAGGTGGGGGCGAGGAGCCGCCGGGCTCCCGCAGCACGCCGCGATCTTGCCCTAGCGCGGCCCGAACATCTTATCGGCCCGCTGGGTCATCTCCTTACCGATCTGGCCGAGCTCGATCATCCGATAGTAAATCGTGTCGATAAGCTGCCGCTTCTCCCACGGTTGCATCTGGGGGTTGCGGTTGATGTCGCCGATGAGCTTGCTGTGGGTATTCAGCGCTTGTTCGATCTGGTCGAACTTCAGGAACATGCGCGGGCCGCCGAGTTGCATGACGCGCCGGGCAGCGTCGGCGTCGCCCTCCTGCGCCTTGTCGATCCAGGTCTGGTAATAGACCCGGTTGCGGGCGTAGGCGTCGTGAAAGTCTTGGATCGATTCGGTGGTCGCCGTCGGGTAGCGCACCACGAAAGCCTTGATCACCGGGATATCGGCGAGGGTCGCCGTCGGCATCGGCGGATCCGGTACGACACCGGCCTTGCGTAGTGCCGCATCGGCCGTCGTCAGTGCGTACATGCCGAGCGTGCCGGTCCAGCCACGCAGGTAATTCTCAAGCAGGATCGGCGAGGTGAGGGCGTGAGCCACGCCGGCGGCGGGGCCCTGCGAAATGGCGGTCTCACGCATGCCAGGGAAAGCACCGAAGATTTCACCGATCTTCCGTGCCGCCTCAGTTGTGTAAGGGAAGTATTGATACTCCGGCAGCTCCTTTTCGAGCCGGTCGGGGATCAACGTGCGGTTGGTGAAAGTGCTGCGGTTTGCGAATTGGTCGAGAACAGGACCGAAAACCGACGGAACGAAATTCGGAATTGCTACGGCGAGGATTGAGTCACCCCAACGGTGGAATGCTTCCGGATTACCCGCAGCCCAATGCTCAAGCGTGCGTTCTACCCCGGAGCCGAAGACGACGCCCATTCCCCAAGGCTTCGGGCTGCGAAAGATCGCGCCGTTATCGACCTGGAGCATTCCGTTGTGGATGCGGTAGGGGATGTGCATCCCGGGTCGCAGCTCGCCGAATTGCGATGCCGGGCCGACATCTTGCCAAAGATGCGCCGGGATGATGCTGAAGGTATCCTTCTCCCACTGCGGGATTTCCTTGTAGCGCGGGTCATTGCGATTCGCCAACCATAGTAACGCCGAGGGGATCGAGATACCGACAGCGATCTTTAGGGCGGTCGAAACCGGATCATTGATAAAAGCGCGAACTACCCGATCGCTGTCCTGGAGAGTGATATTGGCAAACGCGGTGATCATGTTATACGCCCGCATCCGAGCCCCGATGCGGGCAGCGTCGACCGCAACGTCGCGGGAGTGAAAGGCCGCTTCTAGGATCTGCTCTTTCGTCAGGTCTGCGGCGCGGCCGGCGGCTAGGTTCTCTCCCTCGAGCCGGCGGGTTGCTTGTTTGAAAGCCCCCAAGTGCGAGGCGTTCTCGGCGAGAGCCGTCACCACTTGGAGCGGCTGAAGCAAGTAATAATCAGCCGCGCGGAACGGCAGGCCGGCAATGGCACCACCCACTCGTAGCCAGGAGGCGTTTGGATCGGCGATGACGTTCTGCGCCCGCGTCATAATGCCTGTCTTTTGGGTGAGCGTCGCGATACTTTCCTGTAAGTAGCGTCGATCAAGAGACACATTTGAGATATTAGCACCGCCGCCTTGCATCCATTTCCAGTAATCCTCGTCCTTGACGGCAAGGCCAAAAAAGCCCTTCCACATGTCGTAGGGCGTGAAGAGCTCCGGCGAGGTGACGAAGGCATAGAGGAAATCGCGGATCGTGTGCCGTGCCTGGAAGTCAGGCGTCAACACCGCCCCAGCACGAAGGACACGCGCCCACGGGGCCATCATCTTCTCAACGAAGCCGGCTGACTGTGCGTCGAGCCCTTTCCAGGCTCTCGCCAGCTCCGGGTCGATGCGGTAGACGCGCCGAACACCGTCATCAAAGACGGTGAAAGTATCGCGCTCCTGCGGATGCTGGATCGCGCCGTGAAGCACATCAAGCAAATCTTCCGGGTCGACAATCCCGTTACTCGTCAAGTATTGCCTGAGCTTCGCATCGAGCACAGGGTCAGGCGGCAGCTCAAGGGCGGCGATTGCCTTGCCCCGCGCCCAACCGATGTCGCCGGCACTCGTCAGTACCGTACGCAGCGATTTCGCAGCTTCATTCTTATCGGCCATCGAAATTGCCGCCGCCGTGTTGCGGATCACGTTCTCAAGCGGATCGTTGATGTCCCGATCGCTATCCTTCATCCGGTGGATCGGATTGCGGGGCGTCATCGACTCGCCAGGCGGGATATAATGCTCCTCCATAACGCGCTGAAACGGCACATGCAGTTGATGCGCCTCAACCATCCGGTCATAAGCACGCTCGGACAACACACCGGAATCGCGCAGATAGGCCGCAACGCGGTTCTCAAAGGCGGTGAACTGTTCGAGGATCGGCCCGTACTTATCGATGCCTTCACGCACGACGCGCCGCATTGCGGCCACGTCGAGCGGGACCGTAACGCCCATGTTCTCGCGTTCCAGGCCGCTTGCGGCGGTCCCGAAGGCGCGAAAGCCGTTGAGGTCATTGCGTACTGGCTTCAGCACTTCATCGAGGCTTGGTCCGTTAATCTGCCCGGTTTTGTAGTCGAGCGTGCCTTTCGACAGAAAATGCTCGATCCGCCCGGCCTCGCCCGCCATAAGCCGTGTCAGCCGATACGGGTTACCCCAGGTTGGCGTTCCTGTCGGCGTCGCCTCATTGATCGGGTAGAGCTTGTCGAAAACGTCCGTGTAGAATTTCGCCAACGTGTAAGGCCGCTTCCGGTCGCCTTGGCCGATCGACATCTTCGAGAGGATGCTTTGCTCGGCTTCCTCGAGCGAGCCCGGCGGCGGGGGCGGCGGCTTCCCCCAGAAGAGCGCGCCCGTTTCCGGGCCCCATTCGAAGCCCGGCTCGCCCGGAGCGGGCGGCGGCGCAAACAACCCGCCCGGGGCGGCCTGCGGTGCCGTCGGCTGGATCTTCCCGCGACCGGCTTCCTCGCGCGCCTGCATCGCCTGGCGGGCCGAGCGCTCCATGCCCGGCATGACGATCTGCTCGCCCTGCTCGGTGCGCTCGGTGGTCGGCGGCGGCTCGGCTCTCCCAACCTTCGCCTCTTCTCGACGGAGCGCCTCATCAAGTCGACCGGCTATCTCGTCGAACCTGCGTTTCGCGGCTAGGAATTCCTCATCGCCGATCCGCTGCGCTTGGTAATCCTGGCGGGCTTTGTCCCATCGTTGAAATGCAGCATCGTATTCTGGCCGGAGCGCATCGACAGCCGACGGCGGCGGTGGCGCAGGCGGCCTCGCCGTTTCGGGCGCGGGTAAGGCCGCAGCGGGAGCGGGAGGAGCCGCCACAGGCGCACGCTGCGCTCCCATGAATTCGCCGAGCAACTCGCGGGCGTCAGCGGCAGATGCCCCGCGGCGCCTCATCGCACCTTCGATCAGGTCGCCGATCTGACCGCCAGATAGCCCGCGAAGTTTGAATTGCCGGAGAGCCTCATCGACATAGGCAGCGGCGATTTGCGCTTTTACTGAGCCTTGGCCGCCTTCGATTACGTCTCGCATCTCGTCGCGTGAGGCCATCATCAGGCCGCTCACCAAATGGCTGCTGACGAGGGTATCGGAATCCTCCTCAGTCAGATCACGCGCCCGCCTCATTTCCTTGAGGTCGTCCGCGTCGAATGCAACCTCGCCTTCCTTCCGTAATCCGCCCGCAAGAAAGGTGTCCTGCTCTTCGGTCAGTGGAAATTCCTCACGCAGTCGCTTTATCGCTGCGTCTGCACGATCGGGACTGCCACTATCCGCTCGCCGTTCGAGCTCCTCGAATAGCGTAGCTCTCTCTTCGCTACCGAACACCGTGACGGCCCGGGCGTGAGCCGCCGTGCGTTCCCTTTCGGCTGCCTTGTCGAGTTGCTCCAATGTCATATCGTAGGGGCGGATCGCAGGGGCAGCTTCGGCCAAGGCCGGTGCTTCCGGCGCGGCCACCCGCTCCTCGTCGGCGCGCGATCTCGCAAACCGTAGGGCTTTCTCGCGCCACGTATCGCCGCGCTCTTTCGACCGTGCGCCAGTGCTCAGCGTCCCGCGGTAATCAGCGTCGGGCGCGTTCCGCAGATCCAGCTCCGCGATCTTGGCATAAAGGTCGTCGGCCGGTGAGAGAGGCGGACCCCCCTCCCTCATATATCGCTGCGCGCGGGCGTACGCCTCGCCCAGCCTTTGCGCCTCCGGCGGCAATTCCGCAAAGGGCGGCAGCCCCGCCCGTGCTCGATCTTCCTCGCGACGCGCGATCAGATCCTCAAGCCCGCCCGATCGCGTAGCAGCCGCCACCTCGGCCGGTGTAAGCTCGCCCGGATATCTCGGCTGTAGCGGCAGCTTTACGACGTTTCCGGCTGCGGCTTGGATTTCGGCTCGGGCTGCATCCCCTGTGCGAGATTGAGCGAGGTCGAGCCCGGGCCCGCTGATGGGGTCGATAACGCTCGGCGCGTCTTCGCCCGCAACATCCAGCCGGCCTCGGTCAAGGCCATCTGCTCCCCGTAGTATAGAGCCGTCCTCAATTCCTCTTCGGATGGCGGCAACGAAGTCGGCGGTTGCTCCGCGGCGGTCGCCTGCGGCGGCTTTGCGGGCGGCAGCTCCGAGAGCGTCGGAGACAGGGCCGGCGCGATTTGCGAGGACTTGGAGGATTTGCGCGGCTTGCTGGTCGATCGCGAGTCGCTGGGCATTGGCGGACGCCTCCAGGCGGTTGCCGACGCTCTGAACAATGTCGGACTCCTTGACGAGCGTCGAAAAGATGGTCTTGTCGCGTTTCAATTGCTTCAGGCTGGCGTCGAGCACCCGAGCCCGGTCAAGGTAGAGAGAGGTGACGACATCCTCGTCGCCGAACAGGGTCTTTTGCACGGCTTGATTGGTGCCGGCGGCGATCCCCTGGCGGACGATCGCCTCGGCCTGCGTCGCATTCGCCGGGCCGGTCTTCGCCAAGAGGTCGATCAAGGCACCTTGCAGCTTCTCGTCGGTCGGGGCGAGACGTCCGACGATCGCGCCATACTGCGGCGGCACCACATCGTTGATGACGGCCCTGAAGCTCTCGTCGCTCAGCGACGCCAAACCGCGAGCCTGCCGCACGAGTTCGCTCCGCGGCGGCAACTCTTTCGCTAGGGCCGGCGCGTCGCGCAACACCTTCGCGGCGTCGACCGCCGATCCGGTTCCTTCCGCGATATTCTTCGATGCCGCCTGCACCCGGGCGATCGTGTCAGAAACCCCGTCGGCCTCGCGCACCGTGATCGCATTCAAGCGCGGCTGCTGCGCCGGATCCGCTTCCTCGATGCGCTTCGCGAGGGCGAGCCGCTGATGCCCGTCGACGATCCAGCGCTTGCCGTCCTTGTCCTCCCATACGAGAGCTAGGCCGGCTTTCACCGGATCCCAGGCTTCGACGCCAGACAAGCGATCGGTCACGCCCTGTTCGTCGGCGCCGGCCTTGAATTGGAACCTGTCGGCATCGACGAGGAGGTCGCCCGGGCTGTACGAGGAGACCGCGCCAGCGGCAGGAGCGGGTGCGGGCGTCGGTGGGGCAACCGGCGGCAGTTCTACCGGAGCCGTAGGCGGCGCGGCGAGCGGTGGCGGCTCTTTCGGCATCCCCGTGATTTCGATCGCCGGCTCTTCCGTTACTGGCGGCGGTACTACCGTCGGCCCCGGTATCGGCTGCGGCTTGACGCCGTACCGCTCAGGAAGATCATTGCCCCTCGAGGCGAGCGATTGCGCGATGGTCGGGTCGCGCTGCGCGTCCGCCGCTACCTCGCCCGGCAGCATCCCGCCTTCAGTCAGCAGCGCCCGTAACTTTTGCTGCACGCGGCTCGGTTCCGGCGTCAGGGTAACTTCGGCCCCGGGCGCGATCGAGCTGGCGGCGTTTTTGAAATCTGCGCCGGTGGGAACCGCACTTATCGGCCTGTCGTGCGGGCGTCCGTCGATCCCGATCTCCGGCTTCGCCAGCTTTGTCCCGCGCCCGAAACCCGCTTCGATGCCGAGATACTGAGCGAGGTTCTGCGCCTCGCGCTCGGCCTGCCCCGCCGCTGTCTCGCTGCCCCCCACCTCGCGCGTGAGCTGACCGGCGAGCGCGCCGAAAGCACCAAAGCCGGCGTTCGTGGCGCGCACCAAGCCTTCGGCCGCAACACCGATCGGCGCATTGAGCGCATCGGTGAGCAGCCGCAGCGGGCCCGTCGTTCCTTTCGCCGGATCGCTGATCATGCCCTGCTCGCGCATCCAGGCCATCGCCTCGTCACCGAGCGGCTGCGGGCCGAAGCCTTCGGCGATGCCGCGCCCGGTCGCCTTGACGAGCCGATCGAACATCGGGGCGCCCGAGGCTTGGTTGAGCCGCTTCATGAAGGCCGCCGGTGCCGTCTCTGGCGCGACTACCGTACCGCCCAGATAGCCGTCGATTTCGTTGTCCGAGAAGCCGGCGCCCTTCATGCCCTGACGGGTCTGGGTCATCCAGTCGTTAGTGTCGGCTTGGCTAAATCCGGCCTGACGGAAGATTTCCGGAAAGTCGGGCATCCCCTTTATTTCTCTTCCATGCCCGGGACCGTCCCAGGGGGCGCCCGCAAGACGCTCGGCCGCTCCGGCTGCTCCTGCGGCGGTGTAGCGGCGGCCGGTGCTGGCCCGGATGGCGTGAGCGGCGTCATCGTGAGCGGCATCGGCGGCATGCCCTGCGGCGGTTCAGCGCCGATGATCGGCGGCGCTAGAGCGGCGGGTGCGGTCGGCTGAGGTTGCCTCGCCGGGGCAGGCACGGGGAGGTGGATGCGCTGCGCATATTCATAGGTGCTCTCGCCCGGCTTCCGCGGCGGGAACTGCGGGTTGTAGGGATTGGCAGCCGCGATCCCGGCGGGTGGGCCGCCCGGCGTCGGCTCGCTTGGCAGCCCAAGCGCGTCCGTCATGTGCCCCATCGATTGCTCGAGGCTTGTAACATACGGCTGCATCGCTTTATCGGTGCCGAGGTAATCAGCCGGTGAGTGCGGATTGAAGAGCAGGAACGGATCCTTCCCGGCTTCACGGTACTCATCAACCTTGTGGTTTATCATCCATTGCCATTCGTAAAATTTGCGATCGCCGGTGCGATCAAGCTGCCCCATCAACGGGTTAGACTTCGTAATGCTCGATTTCATCCCGGTTACGAAGTCGTGAATTGTCGTCGCCAGCTTCTCTCCTCCGGGCGAGCGGATATCGTCCATCCTCTTGGCGAGCCAGCTATAATCGCCGTCGGTGAGCTCGCCCTTGCCGCGCGCTTCGTTGATCGGTCCCATATCGGCGATCCGGTCTGGGTTGCCCGCCGGGAGGTGCATATCAGCGAAAAGCCGCGTCGTCGTTTCACGGGAAAGCCGCGCGTCGACTGCCTTCCCCTGCGCACCGATAAAGTCGACCATGCGGATGCGCGCCGATGGCGTGAGCGCCTGATCGGCCGCCGCTTGGCGGGCGGTGATCGTCGGCTTCTCGCTCATTACATCGGCGACGATCTGCGCCTCTCGGGTATCCGACGCTTGCTTGACCGCGCGTTGATTTAGCTCGTAAGCACGCTGCCGATCGGTCCAATCAGCGGTCGACACCTCGCGCTTCAGCGAAATCGCCTTCTGGATCACCCGCGGATCAAGGCCGGAGTCCATCATCCGCTGAATGTCGGCCGAGAGCCCCGGCACCTCGATCCCGTCGGGCGAGCCGCCGATGTATCTCTCGGTCTCGGCCGGCAACGGCCGTTGTCCCGTGAGCCATTGGTCGACACGTTGCGGCCCGGCGTTGTAGGCCGCCATCGTGATCTTGTTCAGGTCTTCCCCATCGTAGCCCCTCGCGGCGTATTTATCGTGCAGATCGCGGATGTAAGCGCGGGCAACCCGATCATTCACATCATGCTCGGCGAGGTTTTCGCCGGGCCGAAGGTAGGGCTGCGCGGTGCTCGGCAGCACTTGCATGAAGCCGATTGCTCCGGCCGGACTTACCGATGTATCGCCCGACCCCTCGGCGCGACGGATCCGCTGCACGAGGTCTTCCGGCACCGGGCCGGCGCTCGAGACCGCCCCGCCCGGTACGAGTGCCGTGCCGCCAACGCCTCGCTGCGGCGGCGGAATATGCGGCGCGTTTGGCGCCACCGTCGGGCGAGTGCCTGGGCCGAAGGCGAGGTTCTGCGCCTGCTGGTCGAAGGTCGCCTCGCGCAGATGCCCGGACAATTGCGCGTAAACATCGCCCGGCAAGTCGGCACGCCGCTGCTCAAGCAAATGCTCGGCCGCCATCGGGTCATGCACCGAGAGCGCCAGAACCGACTCCCGCGTTGCATCGGCGCGACCACGCGTAAACGCATCCTCGATCATCGTCGGGTCGTCCATACCCATGCGATGCGCGGTCTTAACGTAGGCCGAGATCAGATCGTTGGTGGCGAGCTTAACTCCGTCCTGGTCGCCGCTCAGAACCGCGTTCGTGATGTTTCGCTTGGCGAGGTCCGCTTGGTTCTGCTCGACCTTCGCGGCATAGACATCGTATTGCTGCGCCGCGTGCCGACCGACTGCGTTGAGCATGTAGCTCTGATAGCGGCGAGTGTATTGATCGAAATAGAAAGTCTCCCGCGGGGTATCAAGCCCCTCGCGGTATTGCGTGCGGAGGTCGTTGAGCCGTTTCTGCACGCCCGGCCAAGCTCGAGAGGCCGCCTCTCCCTGCAAGCCGAAGAAGCCCCGATCATCCGGCGTGTTGGGGTCGCCGTAGAGCACGTTGTTCGAGGCGTCCATGAATTTGTTTGTCTGGTCGTCGGCACGCACCTCGCCGAAGAATGCTGCCGCCGCCTCGGCACCCGCACCGAAACGCTGTTCTCCCTCAGCGATGCCCTCGCCGAACATGCGGGGCGTGGTTCCGATCCGCAGGTAATCCTCGGGCGGCCGTTGCGCCGGCTCGACGTTCTGGGCCAGGTCCTCGAAGTTGATGTGCGGCATCGGCTAACCCCCGAACGGCAATTCGCCGCCTGTGGGAGCACCTCCGGTCGTAGCCCCGCCATAGGGGTTGTTCTGCATCCCCGCCCACTTGAAGCCGACGTTGCTCGCTCCCGAGAGCAGCGCTCCACCACCCCCAAGGATGCCGCCCAAAATGTCCTGCGGCGCCTCGGCCTGATAAAGCCGTTGCTGCGCCTCGAAGCTCGTCGCCTGCGTGCGGTAGCCGTAAGCCTGTAAGAGCGAGTCCTGCATCGTCGTCAGTTGCGATTGTGTGCCGAGCCCTTGTTGCGTCTCGCGCACCTTCGCGGCCGAGCCCGTGTTCACGTCGATGCCGCCTGCGGCGAGCTCGGCCGTCATGTGGCCGGCGCGGGCCCGCTCGCGCAAGCCGACGTCATAAGCGCGCTGCTCGCCGGCCTGGATCGCATAACCGGCGTTCTGCCGCGCGATGATCGCGTTGTTTTCCGCGACCTGGGCCTGATAGCGGGCCTCGGCCGCCCGCGCCATTCCGCCCTGGATCTGGCCGAGCGCACCCATCCCGGCGCCGACCGCGCCGAGAATGGGAGCTGCTGCGGCCATGAACGCCATATGGTTCAGTCGCCTCGCAGCCGAAGGTCGAGGAAGCCGGAGACCAACGACGGCTCGAATTCCGCGCCAAGCATCTCGAAGAGGCGTTGCGAGCGCATACAACTCACATGCACCGACGCGACGATCTCACCGCGGACGGCGAGGATACGATCAAGTTCCCCACGGAGAGCCCGGACGAAAGCGAAGGGCATGCTCTCGACGAGCGCTGTCGTGAAAAGCCACACCTCAGAAATCAACCCGATCACCCCTGCCGCCTCGCCACCCACGGCGAGCACGCGCCCATTGGCTATTGCCGCCCGCGGCTCGGGGGTTTGCTTCCAGAGGTGATGCAACAGATGCCGCGGCGTCTGATTGAGCGCTGCACACTCGACGATCTCCTCGCGCCGCAGGAAGCGCGCAGCCTCGCGGATATGACTAAGCCGACACGGCACTATCTCGATCGCCATCGGCATCCCATCCTCTCGTGGCAACGCCCCACGCCTCTAGCGAGTCATGATGACACTGCTCCCCGACGATCTTCGTTATGAGGCAGTGCAGGTTATGTCGCCAGTCGGCCTCGTCCATTTTCTCCCGTGCGATGTAGCCGCGCCTTTCCTTGTCCGGCGCCACCGGATAATTCTCCTGCAAATCAGCCAAGCGCGGGTCATCCCACGGCAACACAGGCTCCTTGAGTGGCGAGGGCATAACGGGCTCCGGCAAGGACGCCCCGATGACAACTGCGGGCGAGGGGCGCGCCTTTCCATTTTTCACCCGCTCATTGCGCAGCACCTCGCGGGCCAGATGGCGGAGGCAAAGATGCGCGGCCAGATAATATTCAGGCATCGCGCTTTTTACGCTCCCCCGGACATCCATCTCGTCCAGCACCTTGTTCGCCACATCAAACGGATCAACGGGTTCTGGCATACCCTTAATCGTTTGCCGAATGCGCTCGCGAAGCCTCGATTCATCCCGCTCGTCACGCTCTGACATTCCCCTCTCCCCTGCCTTTTGGCGTTGCATTATGTAGCCAAACGTAGCTATAGGAAACCTACGAATAGCTACGTTTGCTTACGCCAAGAGAGGTGCCGATTCCATGCCGAAACGCGGTCACATTCAGCGCGCGGTCATCGCCGCCCTGTTCCGGGAGCACCAGCGCGACATCATCGAGCTTACGTGCAACGTATTTGAAACAGACGCCGAAGCGTTGACCAAAGACCAAATCGGCACCGTTCGGCGGGCGGTCAAAACTCTGGTCGACCAAAATCTCGTGGCTCAGAGCCCATATCCGTCGATCGACGGCCGAGTTGCCTGGAAATGGAAAGGACCGATAGGACGGGAGCAATCGCAACGCATCAAGGGGAAGAGTCGGCTGCGCGTCGTTTCCTGAGATCACGCCGCCTCCTTCTGCTGCTGCGGCAGCCTGATCGCATCCTCCGGCGCGTCGCCCGGCCCGACATCGAGCGCCCACCCGATGACATTCAGCGGAACCGGAAGTTGTTGCATCACAGCCCCCTGGCTCGGGCGTGTAAACCGCGACGGCACGTTTAGCCGGATCTGCCCGGTAAACAAGGGATATACCGTTTGCCCGCCGGGCGAAACAGTCGGTGGCTGTGGCGGCGGATCTATCGTCGGGCTCGCCGGGACCGGCGGCAATGTCCAGGGAACATTCACCTTCGCGACGGCCGAGGCGTCGACCTGATTACCCCCGGCCTGCGGCGACAAGGAAGCCTCGAGGATCGCGGTCAAGGCGTAGAGCGCCTTGCGGCGCCCCACGATCGCCGGCTGGCCGCCAGTCAGGTAGACGCTCTGGAGCTGAGCGGTGAACCCGAGACCGAGCGTTATCCGCTGCGCGCGGAAGGGCAGGTTCACCGAGCCGGTCGCGTCAGGCACGAGGCTCGTAAACGAGAGATCGGACAGCGCCGGGAAGAGCAGCCGCATCGAGAGCGGCAGCCCGATCGGAACCCCGTCGGCGAGGCCGACGACCGGCTTCCCGATCAGGTGCGACAGGCCGTAGACCGTCGTTACCGGCGAGCTGAGTTGGCCTGTCGAAACCCCGGCATCGACGCACCACGCGACATCGACCGACGGCCAGTAGCGGTTATCGAAGCGCTCAATAAAGTATCGATGGCCGCCGCCCACGAAGCGCGAGACAACAGTGTAAACGGCGTTAACCGGGGCCTCAAAGACCGAGCAGAGTGAGAGGTAAGAGCCTTGGGTGTCATGATGCCCCCACCCGGCGACATCCTGCTCCTTAACGAAGGTGAAGGTGAGCAAGGTGCCATCGTTGCGCACCAGCCAAAGCATCCTGTTCGGGTGTCGCGCATAGGTCCATTGAATGATTTGATAGCCGGTGAAGAGATGCTTCGCGTGCCACGAAACCTCAGTGCCAGCATAGATGTTGAACCAAATCTGGTAAGTCAGGTCGAGGACCGAGTCGCCTGACGCCTCGACATAGAGCACATCCCAATTCACTTTTTGCGGCGGCACGGTTGACGAGCACCCGACCGACGATTGCGGCGCTGCTAATTGGTTCTCTGGGGTGACCGCCGCCGGCGAGCTGGCAATCGACCCGGCCGCCCCCACTTGCCATACCCCCGATCCGGTAAAGGTCAAGAGCCCGAGCGGCATGGTCAGCATGAACTCGATGCCGTCGACCGCCTCGCTCCAAGGTGTGCCCTCGATCGCATCGCTGTCCCGCACCGGGATCGACGAGTCAAAGTTGAGGAACGCCCCCGGCTGCGACATCCAATAGGTATCTGGCAGGTTCGAGGTCTTGGCGTAAACGCGACGCTCCTGGAAGTACGAGACGACGCCCGGGTTGGTGCCGGTCTGCGGCCCGACCATCAACGTGCCGTTGGCGGTGGCCCCCGCCGTGCCGGTGAAGAAAGGGGTATCGGACGGCAGATATCCGCCTCCGGGGTTGTTGACGATCACCGCCACGATGCCGCCATTCTCGACGACGCACGTTCCGACGAAGCCCGAACCCGTGCTGCTGTTGATTCCGACGTTCGCCACGATCCACGGGCCGCTCGAGCTGCCCATGAGGATGCCGAGGATCTGCCCCGGCGCGAACGGCATGTTTCCCTGCGGCGGCGAGCGCGTGAAGTCGGCGATGATGTTGGCATCGACGAATTGCGAGCCGAACGCCTGCCCGACGAGACCGAAGATCGATCCGGCCGGCGGCGCCTGGGCAGCGCTCGAGTTGCCGGTGTTGTAGGCGGTCGGGGCGCGATACACCTGATAAAAGATAGGGCCAGGCGAGGGCGAGGGCGTCCAGGTGATGACGTTCGAGCCGGCCGTCTGGGCGATGTCGACGCCCGTCGTACAGGTGCCGATCGGCGATGCTTGGCTTTCCTGCCCGGTCTTCTGGTCAACCGTCGTCACCACGTAGGCATATCCGGCCGGTAGCGCCGGCGGGGTGCCGCCGCCCGCGAGCGTCGTCGGCGTGACGGTGATGCTCTGCGGCGGCGAAACATTGGTGCCGAATTGCGCCGGGACGAGACTCCAATTTGTCGGGCCCATCCGGCGAAGCTCCTGCGGCGGATAGGAGCCGCCCGACGGATTGACCAGCGTGAGGCTCATGACATCGGCCGATTGCACGAACTTGAGCCACGCCAGATCAGAGGCCGCATAAGGTGAGGCGATCGTGTAAACCCGGCTGACAGTGCCGCCCCCGGTATAGGCCGGATAGAGTGAGCCGTTGATGCCGACGCCATCGGGGTTGCCAATGGTGAAGACCGTCGGCGAGAGCACATGCAGCACGACAAGATCCTGAAGGTTCAGCCCCACCGGGCCGTTGACGCCCTGTAGGATGACCCAATCGCCGATCGAATAGCCGTGCGCGGCTGAGGTCGTTACCTGGACCGCCGTATCATTGGAGACGTTGACGACAACGAACGGGTTTTCGACTACGCGGGCCCCCGCGCTATAGAAACGTATGTAATGATCACCGAATTCAAGAACGAAACCCTGCTGGTTGTTGAACTGCCAGGAGATGATCCGCGGCGGGGATTGGAAAGGCCGTTGTTTCGATTGCCCTAGGAAAAGGCTGCCCGCCCGAGAACGAGCGCCGCCGCGATAGTCAACGAACATGTTGCGCATCGTCGTCGCGGCGATCTCGACTTTGCCGAGGTCGACATGCCCCCAGAGCGCCGGCGCGATTTCCCCGGCCGCGAATGAGGTCTTGCCAAACTGGACCGCCATATCACGACTGTAACAAACTCGTGGTATCGGGGGCAGTCACGTCTACGGAGCATCCCCGGAAATGAAAGTTCTCCTGGTCAGTTTGGCTTTCCTTGCCGTTTTTCAGGCAGCACATGCCGACATGCGGGAGCGCGGTTCCCGCCGCGGCAGCACCGGCGACATGCTCAACATGCCCGCAGGCCGCTGCACTCCCGATCGGTGGTGGTGCATGCCGGCCCCCACAGGCACGCGCGAGCACGGCTCGAACCGCGGCGTGAGCGGAACGATGTGGTACAGCCATACGCTGCGGGCGACTTGCTACACCCGCGAGTGCGCGCCCTATACCGCACCCGGCATGCAGCACCTCGACAGCGGCAGCGCCGGGCGCATCGGGCTCTCCTCCGCGACGGCGCACGGCCATCGCTAGAACACGCTCCCGTCCGCGAAGCCCATCTCGCCCCACCCGCACCACGTCATCCCCGGGCCGCCCCAGCCGCCGCTATCGAACGGCCCGCCCCAAGCGCCCCACCGACCGAAGCCGCCAAGACGCCGCACCCTGAGCCAATCCGGCTCGTGATCGGTTGACTGGCGGAAGCCCGCCTCGTTATCTGACGCGACCCGTGCCTCGCGGATCGCCGTCTTGGCGAGGAGGATTTGAGTATTCCGCTGCGCCATCGCCTCTTTCGGGTCTTTGATCGCCACCATCGCAATGAGCGAGCCAAGCGCGGCAACAAGGGCCTGCCGGAAGAGGTCGTCCCAAATATCTGGCTCGAGCGCGAGGAACGTATAGACGAGTTCTGCTTGCGGCACGTTCGTCAGCACGACCCGGCGATGGATCGGCCCCACCCCTTCGGCCCCGTAGGTGTCGGGCAGGCTGGGCCAATCGGTTTGTCCGACTACGGATGGGTATTGATCGGTCGACGATAGCAGAAAGCGCGCGGGCGGCTCGCGGAAGAAAGGGGCAATCCCGCCCGGCACGTTGAGATTCGGCATCAGCGGCACCGCCGGGTTAGGCGGCTGGATATTGCCTGGGATCGGCGGGCCCCCGGCGAGGGCGAAGGCCCCTGGCGGAAGCCCGTTCCAAGGCAGCCAGCGAGCACACACGCCGTCGACCGGCCACGCGTAGCAATAGATCCACGGCTTTTCCGAGAAGGTCCCGACGTTCGGCGTTTGCCCCGTGCTGTCGCCGAGAAGCTGGAGCGGGGCTCGCTTCCGCGCAAACGCCCAATGCGAGGCGCGGAGAAGCTGGCGAAGCGTCTCGCCATAGATGCGGCGAAACTCCTCCGCGACCGCCGTGCCATCGTAGACGCTGCCGATCGTCACTCCCGCGCCCACGGCAGAAAGGGCGCGGTTGCAGACATCCTCCACGGTGCGAGCGGGAGTGTTCATGGTTCGTGTCCAACGGCAAGCTTGCCGTCATGGAAAAGCGGAAAATTCGCCGCTATTTTCCGCCGTGCCGCAACCCATGCGGCAGGAAGGAGGTGAGAACAATCTATCTGGAAAAGACCAAGCGCGGCGAGCCCGCGCTGTGGGAAAGCGGTGGCGGGGCCACGAGCACAGGCCACGCCACGATCATCGCCCTTCCGGACGGCAAACCGCCGCGCGCCCTGTACGTGGCCCGTGGCGGCCATCTGTCGAACGGCCGACACGCCCTCATCCTCGTGATCAAGGGCTTTATGGTGGTGACCGTTCAGCTTCGGCGGGGGGATCTGTCGTATGCGAAGGTCGAGGAGATCGGCGAAATCTCCCCAACTGAGCTCTACGGCGGATCGTTTATCGCCGAGACCCGCATGATCGCCGAATTTGAGACCGGCGAGTGGCAGCCTGACCTTCCAGCCACGTTCAGCAACGCCGTCAAGGTGGCAATAGCGAAAGCGAGGGTCTACCATTGCCGGTCGGCGATGTTCATCGAACCGTGCTAAGCTAGGGAAAGGTCCGGAGCTAACCTGCTCTCCGGGCCTTTTTCTTTGGGCGCTCATCCTCGCACCAGCTCCGTAGCAGCGCCGACCGCGACCGCTGCCTGTCTCTCGTCCTTGAGGAGATCGGCGCTCCCGGCGAGCATGACGGATAACCGCGCGGCCAACGAGTCGACTACGGTACTTAGGAAATCCGGAGGCCAGAAGAGCGGATTCGTGGCCCGAGACCAATACACCCCGAGCGCGCCCGGAATGTTCGTCAGGATAACCCTGACCGGCACGGGCAGTGCCGCCCCGTTGCCGTCGAAGCCGTCCGTATCGTCGCGCCAGAGAGCCGGCCGCGGGTCGAGATCGGGGAGTAATCCGGGCGGCGGCAGCACGGCGCCGAAGCGCAAGCAATCCGCCGGGTACGCATATTCATAGAGCCACGGCAAGGCGGGGAACGACGGCCCCCACGGCTGACCAGGGTTATAGCCACCGGGCGGCGGCGGCCCCTTGATGGCTACGAGAGCGACATTGGCCTTGCGGGCGAAGCTCCAATCGCCGGCGCGGGTGGCCGCATCTCGGACGGCACTGTAGCAATCGAGACAGGCGAGCGCCGCATCCGTGCCCTCGTATGGCGTCGCCACAAGACGCCTCGAGCCGATCTGCCGGAGCGCCAGGTTCCAGACATCAATTGCCGTGGCAACCATCTCATGCTACCAGCCGAGGGAGCATCACGCTCTCCTCGATCCCGCGGGATTCCTGAGCAATCTGCTCGGCTTCCATGAAGAGCTTTTGGGCGAAGTCGGGCCTCCCGGCAAGAGCCATCGATAACGGTTCGGCGAGAGCGCGCACAACCGTCCACTCGAAGGCTTGATCCCAGAAGTTTTCTGCCTGGGCATCGGTCGTGTAGACAAGGCCGGCATTCGCCTGATTGGTCGCAATGATCAGCTTTTGGGTCGAAAGGTCGAAGCCGATCTGCGCGCGTACAGGTTGCGGGTCATTCGGATCGGGGATCGACGGCGGTGTTATGCACCGGGCCCGGATAGCGTCGAACGGATATTGATATTTGAGAGCCCACGGGAAGAACGGCGTGCCGGCGGGCGTGATCAAGGTCAGGGGAACATAAGCTCGGGCGAAGTCAGGATTCTGCTTCCGCAATAACATCCGCACCACGACCTTGTAGATGACGCCGGCCGCGTTGCCTGCAACCGAGCCGTCATTGAGGTCGGTGATCGTAACCTGCTGCGCGGTTAGCTCAAGCGCCTCATTTACAACGTCAGCCGGTGTCGCCGCCATGGCCTAATGCGCCGTCCAGTTCGCCCCGTTGCAGTACACCGGGATTGAAACGCCGCCCCCACCAGACACGGTAGCGTTATAGGTCGGGGCGCTGGCATCGTTGACTTGCAACATGACCCCCTTCTCCGGGGAATTGCAGGCAGGCAGAGCCGAGACATTCACCGCCGTTGGCAGCTTCAGCCCCGCCGCCCCGGTTACGGTCGTACCGGCGGTCACCGCATTCGCGACGGCAAAGCCGCCATCCCCCGCCGTGCTCGCGCAGGAACCGGTGGAATCACAGGTTGTCCAGCCGCCAAGGATATCGGATACGATCCCGACCGTTTCGGTAGCGCTGCCGTTGATCGTGCGATAGAGCGACATTTTGGTGCCGCCGGTGACTGTGCCGAAGACGAGGTTCGCCGTCGCTCCGGTGAGCGAGCAGCCGGTCACCGGAACCGCGGTCCTGCCTGGGATGACCGTGTAATTGCCGGCCACCACGATGCCCAAGGCACCCGTCACCAACGCGCCGCCGCTGACCGTACCCGAGAGCTGCGCCGCGGTGCCGGTTCCGCCGCTCACCGTCATCGTGCAGGCCCCGTTCACCCCGCCCGTCCCAACCCCATTGACGGTCGCGGAGAATACGTTGGCGCTCCAATTCTCCGTCGCCGAGGCCGCGACGTGCGCACCCACGTAACGGCCGGCGGCATTGAAGCCGCTCAGCGAAAATCTCCCGAGCTCATCCCCGCTGTCGATGACGGTCGGCGTCACCGCTGTTCCATTCTTGCGATAGACAGTCCACTCCGAGCCGATGCCAAACCCGTCGATCTCGCCCCGCCCGATGAAACCATCCCGCGGGACGACCTGGAATCCATCCTTGTTCGAGATGGGGTTCGGTGCCGACGGTGAGGCAGCATTCATATTGGCCTGAATGCTCTGCGGCGTAACAAACGTAAACGGCATGGTCGAATTGGAAGTGTCGCAGACCACGTTCGTAGAACTAGCGGTGGAAGCAAACGTAGCAAAAGTCGATGACGAGTCGATCGTCTCATTGAGCACGCATGTATTAGCCGCGTTGACGCTCTCACCATACAGCTTTTGGATGAAAGTTCTCGGCACGGGGAACCCGTCCCCGCCTATCATCACCCCACCGCTATTGAAATCGAGGGCGCTGCCCGAGCCGCTGACATCGACCTGAAGGATGAAGGTATCGCCGCCGGCGCTGATCTTGATGCCGTCGTCAAATCCGAAAAACGTCGTGGGGTTGCGCAGAACAATGTTCTGAATGGTGTTGAAATTAGCGTTGACCCCACTTGAGCCAGCGCTACGGCCAAGCCAGATACCGGTGCCGGTGCTGTTGGAAAGAGGATACATCCGGCCGCCGGAGACGACATTATATATGGCGGCACTAGCGTTGTAGCTCCCCTTTATTATGATCCCGGCGCTCGGATAGGCTCCGTTGCTCACGAAACTGTCAGTATAGGTCCAGGTGCCGCTGCCGACATTGATTATCAACGGATTGGACACGTAGCAACTGACGCAGGCATCGAGCATGATCGGCGTGCCGGCATGCCCATTGCCATCGATGTTCGGGGCGATAATTCTCACCCCGAAAACGCTGTTCTGCGCGTAGGCATGCCCGACCGCATCGACGGTCTGGAAGACGATGTTCGCTTGCTGCTGGAGCTGGCACCCCTGCGCGAAGACGAACTCACTGAAGGGATAGAGCTGAACCGTATTCGTTTGCAACGTGCCTTGGACATCGCAGATAACCGCGATCCCTGCCGTGTTTGCCGCATTGACGGCATTCTGGATCGCGGTGGCGTTCACTGACGCGCTGTTGCCGACGGCAGCGCCATATTGCGAGATACCGTAACGGCCAATGGCGGTAGGCGCGAAGGTGCTGTTCGCAAGCAGCTTGCCCGACGGATCGGCGTAGGTCGCCAGGTTCTTGGTGGTGCTGGTGCCGGGCCCAACGACGTTCCCGCCGCCCACCGTCGGCAGCGGGTAAAGCGTGCCGTTCAGCCGCAGGGAAAGCGTGCCCACCGGCATGCCGCCGAGGTTGTCGTAGGTGATGAGGGCGTTGCCGCTGCCGTCGAAGCCTGAGCAAAGCTGCGCGTATTGCGGCGTGGCGACACTCGGATAAGTCGACCATTGGCAGTCGCCGAGCCCGGAGTTGACGACGCCGAGGCCCTGCAACCGCGTGCCGGGATTGGACGGCACCGGCAAGGATGAGCCTGCGTCCATCACCTGTCCGCTCTGTACGCCCATGATCGCGTGTCCCGGGACGAGCGGCCCGAGCTGCTGAAGGGCGCCCTGTGCGCGCACCGCGGCTGGCGTAAAAAGAAGAATGGCGGCCCAAAGGACCGCCAAGTTTAGGGAGGAAACGATGGCCCGGGGGACACAACCCGGGCACTCGTACGCCGTCCCTTTGCCACGGCCGAGCATGCGTGTCAACCCCTCTCCTTACGAAGCGTCCTCTTGCGTCGCGATGATGATATCGAACACCGCGCCCGATGGGAGCGCCGCCCCGTTCATGTTGAGGTAGAGGTAATCAGTCAAGCCGCGCAGCACGAGCGCATTCGTGAAATCGAGCCCCGGCATCACCCAGGGATTCGCCGCAACGCCGCTACCCGATGCCGGGAGTTGGGTGCGGCCGGCGGCAATGATGCCGCCCACCTGGGTTCCGAGCGATCCGGGATTCGCCGTGCCGAACGAGCTCACGACAGCGGTCCCATTTGGCGTCGAGCCACCCGCACCGAGGTCCGCCTTGCCCGCGGTGATCGCCGTGCGCACAACGCCGCCGCCGCTATCCGCCGTCGAGCGGCGGATGATCTGCACCGGCATGTTGCCGGCCG